TGAATCCTACGTTTTAAGTTGTATACAGATGGAACCTGAATTGGCTTTCCATACTCAACAGCATACTTGTTTAAGCCAGCCTCAATATTATCAACTATCTTTTCGGCTGCTCTTAAATCTTCTTTTATAGTATCTGCCCAGTCAGCCTTAGTTTTAGGCGATACTCCTGGGACATCCTTAAAGAAAGACTCATACTGTGCATATACCTGGTCACGAATAATAATTGCCTGGTTATATTGCTCAGACAAAGCATTAAGTTCTCTTTGAATTTCTTTCTTTGCGCTAGGAAAAATTGTCTTTGATTTTTCAATATTACGCATAACAAAGTTAACGCCATTTTCAATAATTTGCTTAGATGCAGTAGTAGCCATAGCACTAGCAAACTCTGAACCCTGTGCCATTGTTGCTGACAACATAGGCTCAAATACTGAGTTCTTAGGAATATAAGAGAAACGATATAATTGTGCTAGTGAGAAAGTTTTATTACCCATCTCAAAAAAAGAACGAGCAGCATTGGAAGTTGTTCCTATAACCTTCTGCCCTGTACCTGTAACTATATTCTTTTCTGCTCTAGCAGTACGTGCAATCATTCTGTCAAGTTCACCTAGTGGCAACATAGGCATTGCGTTTTGCAGTTGACGCTGGGTTTGTGCATTAGTAACAAGACGAACGCCAGTTGGGTCCATTGCGTGTCCATACTTTCGGAAATCACCGTGAACAGACATTACATTTTCCATTAAAGTATCAACAAATTTATCAATTACTTCGTTGTTATAGTAACCTCTAGTGTACGCAATAGTTCTAGCAAGTGCTTTATTAGCATCAAGAATAACTCTAGCACGAGCATCATCAGTAGTTGCAGATACAAACTTATCAATTAATTCTCTACGATACTCTGATACCGTCTTAGGAGATAAGTCATCTGTGACAATCATTCTATCGCCACGAGTAAATAATGGAATATCATCAAAGACAGCAACTAATTCATCTACACCATTTAGCGGTTGTAAACCTGAGTTAGTTACAAAACCCTTTGGCATCATAGTACCAAATGTACGTATTAAGACAGTAGCGGGTCCACCTACACGAGAGCCAAGTACAGTTTGTGTAAAGCCACCAACATTAGAAAAGTCACGCTCTAGTTTTGCTGTCTTAAGTTGTCCAAGTCTTGTGCGAGATTCAGCATAGGCAGTCTTGCCGATTACTGGCTCCATTGGCTTATAGTTCTTGCCAAAGAATCTTGGGCTAACCTCAAGAACATTTGTTTCTGGATTTAATGTTTCTTTTAAGAAAGCATCATAAATCTCTTGGTGCTTTGGGTCCTTAGCAATAGCATCATCAAATGCTTGGTTCCAACGATTACGTTGTTCTACTGTATATGTAGGCATTTTGTTATTTGTTAAGTAGTAGTTTTGAACCTCTTCGCTACCTCTACCCAAATACCATACTTCATCAAGTCTTTGTGCCCCTGCAAGACGGTCTATGGCTGGACCATATCCCTTATCTGCTAACAATAAGTCACGAACAAATGCTGAATCTTTTGTATCTTTTACTAAAGCAGGAAGTCTTGGATTTAAACTGTATGGCTTTAGTATACGTGTAATGTCAATAATGTTTTCTGAGTTGGCAAGATTCTCAATATCTTGACCAAATACAGTTAATGAACCTTGAGCACCATCTGTTGCCCTAAAAGCAATGTGGTCATCTGCAAGTCTTTCTAGTTCTGGCATTGCATTAATGTCGCCAACGCGAATCTTTGTAGTTAAACCAGCCTTTGCTAACGCCATCTTTGAAAGCGCAGCAGCGCCTCTAAACACTTTGTCTATTGCAACGTTCTTAATTAATAAGTCGTTTGTTCCGCTAACCCACTTACCAACAATGTTATCTTGAAAATTTTCTTTAACATCTTGGTCATTCCAAAGGTCAACTTCATTTAAGTCAACTCCACCAAGACCTAAAATACCAGCCTGAAGTGAAGGTAGAACTGGAATCATTGATGCTTTTGTAAGAGATACACCAAGAGAAACTTTCTCGGTTCTATTATAAGCATCAACTATATCTTGTGGTTGAAAGCCTTGACGAAACTTATCTGTCTCATATAGTGGACTATTAGGGTCAGTTAATAAGAAAGCAGTAGATATAGGACGTGCAATGATTGGGCTAAACACATACTTTTCAGCAGCATTTGCAACAGTCATAATAGGGTCAACTGGTTTAGCAATTGACTGGTCAGCAGAAAGAATTCCTGCATCCTTCATTGATTGCTTTATACCAGCCTCAGATGCAAGGTTTGCAGCAGCAGCAATCTCAGGTCTAGTTTTGGCTACACTTGCTGCACCAAATGCAGCGCCACCAGTAAGGATTGGAGATAAAAGGGAACCAGTAAAACTTCCTAGACCCTTTGCTACCGCTTTACCAGTATCAAGAAAATCACTCCATAAAGACATTATTCCACCGTCCCTGGTTTAAATGTAGATGGACCGCCACCTTGAACTTCATCATCAGTAATAGCCAGTATGAATCTATCTCTTTCGTTTGTAGACTCCCAAGGAACCATTGCAAGTGATAATGCAATTCCAAAGTTATCGTAACCTAAAGAATTTGCGAACTTGTCTAAATGGTCAAAGAATGAATTTTCTACCCATTTCACAGTATCTGGGCTTTCAAATAATTAATTAGTTTCTTATATGAATCAGGTGCACCAGGAAGTCTGGTTGCTTGCATTAAATCTGGTAGGTATTTCTTGATTAAATCAAGTTCTTGTGATTGATTAATTGGATTCAATATACGTGTAGGAAGTGCTTCTTCACCTCTACCACGACCAACACCAACACCATCAGATACTGGTAATGCGCCCTCATATGGAGCATCTAACTCAACTGCTTCACCCAATAGTGAATCTAATGGGTTTTGTGTGACAGGTGCTTTCGCTGTTGGAGTTGGAGCCTTAGCCAATTTTGCGCCATCCTTTTGTTGATTAATTTCTTTGTTCATTCCATAAGCAAATCCTGAATAATCTCTACCAGATTGTCCATCACCGCCCATTGGATTGATATTCATTGGATTATTCTGTGGAGCAGTAGGACGGTCTCCGCCACGGTTCTCAGGTACTGCTGTTACCATTGCTATCCTCCTACTTAGTAAACTGTGTTTTAACGTTTGCGGTTCCACCGCACCATATGTTGTATTGAATTGCTATATTGATTGATTTCTTAGCAGCACTTGAGGCTTTAGCGTGGGTTTTTATCTCGGTATCCATTGATGCTAACGCTCCAAGCGCTATTCCACCACCAGAACCTATCCCGTATAAGCCTCTATCGTCTCGCATATAACCATAATCATCACTAACTTGAAATAATTTTCCATTAAAACAAATTAATGCGTCCCAACCAGAGTCATCATCAGACTTAGTCTTAGGTCCTGGGTCATAACCTGCTTCAGTTAGAGTCTGCTTTATAGATGGCAACACTCTAATCATCATAAATCTATCTGGGTCTTGCGTTTTAATTACTTTAGGTGGCTGCCAGAGGTTGTTAAGTATGTCTCCAGCAATAGCATCACCTGCAACTGCAACTAAATACTCACCAACTTTAACTATTTTGTCGCAACCTTTGGCTACATAAGGTCTATCTATGTATGTAGTCATAGTATCTGCTGCTAAAACAGCCCAGCCTTTACCCTGAATGCCAACAATTGCAGTCATAGTCCCCCACTTAATTATCTTCTTGCGATTGTTCTTACACTTGCGTTCGCTTCGCCACCTGATGTTAGGCTTGAAAGAATACTCATAATGTCTGGCGCTGCTTGTCCACCTTCTGTTACTTCAGGCGGAAGAGCGCCTCCTGTTAGGACACCAGCGGGAGCAGGGGACGGTTGCTCAACCATAGAAGGGGTAGCCCCAACAGGAGGAACTTGTTCTGCAGGGGCTGGGGCTGGTGTAAATACTTCTTGAATTGCATCTTCAAGAGTCATACCACGTTGGCGCATTCTAATAACCTCTGCTATTTGTTTAACAATTGCAGAAGCATCTCCGCCTTGTGTAGCCATTGCAGGAATTGCTTGTGTATATGCTGTTAAAGAACCAAGCAATGCTTGGCGCATACTTTCAACTTCAATCTTTTCTAGTTCTTGTGTTACGTTTACGCTAAATGGCAACTCACGCATAGCCAAATCTTTAGAGATTAAGCCACCACCAAGTGCCTGGAGCATAAAGATAAGTCCCTGTGCTGGGTTAAGACCAGCCAACATACCGTAACGAACATCTGCAGAGTAGTCGCCCTTAATATCTTTTACTGGATTGTATGTAATCTCATATGGTGAACCAGCATCTACACCACGAATTGTCTTTTCTGCAGGGAATAACTTCTCATCAACTTCAAAACATACTTGAATAACATCTCGTAATGCGCTCGCAAAGATTGCTTGTGCTGATTTAACCTGTGTATCAAATGCTCCCATAAGAGCCTGTACACCTTGACCAGTAACGATAGATGCATCAATGTTTCCAGTACGTCCCTCTGGATAACGAGCACCCACTCGCATTTCTTGGTTAAGTAATGTTTGCTCAGTAAATGCACCTTGTGGCAATGTAAGTTCTACACGACGAACGCCCGCAGGGTTCTGTGTGCGGATAATCGCATCTCCACCAAGTTGCAACTCATTAACATCTGCTGGTAGAACAATAGGAGCCTGGACAGATTTCTCTGCTGCCTCCATAGCAAGCAATGCAAAACGATTGCGAAGTAATTGGATGCCGAGGATGTCATCAAATTGACCACGCATTTCACCATCAACAGATGGTTTACGGGCTACAAGTACCATCATTTTACCAAGTGGGTTCTTAGCCTGTGATAAAATCAGATTATCTTTAGTAGGTAGATAGATGACAGACTGGTCTTTGTCATAGTAACGAATCATTTCAATCTGAGAGTTAAGGTCTTGCTCATAGCGTAGTTTGCCTAGGAGTTGATACTCGTACTCAGGGAATAACGAAACAAGTTCGCCCAGCGTCATCATATATCGTTTAGCAAATGCAACACAGCGTCCGTAGCGGTCAAACTCAGGGTAAGCACCTATTGGGTTTTCTAGGCGGATACGTGGCATCTTTGCTTCTTCATCCAGTTCAATGATGAACGGGAGGAAACCATATGTTAAATACCAGTCAGCACCAGAATACATCTGAACTGATAGGTCGGAATGAGAAAAATAATTTGATGCAATACGTGTGCGGGTATCTGCGAATTTACGGGCACGGTCTTTAACAGCATTTGCTGCAGAACAGTTAACCGCAGGAAGCGGTGCCATAACCTCTGACAAGTCACGGGCTACAATGTCAACAAAGTTTGCTACTACGTTAGCGTCAACGCCCTCTGGAAAGAAATCAGGATAGACGGAAGCAATGTCGCCTTTGCGAACTGCAAGAACATTTTGGGCACGAGTGTCTCGGTCTACAGCACGATAGCGTAGTGAGGCAACTCTTGCTGAAATTTGTTCAATTGATAATGCCATTTGTATCCTAACCGTAAGTTTCTTGCCATTGCTCTGCAATAGCGTCATCTAAGTTAATGCTGTAACGTTGTTGTCTTTGCTGTCTTGTAGCCCAGCGGTTGTTTGTATACTGAGTTAACTTTGAACCTTTTTGCATTAACTCACGAACCTTGATAACCGCAAACCATAAAGCCATTACACAGTCTGTAGCATTTCTAGTCTCAGGCTTCCAGGTAATTAATTGCTGGACTAACGCCTTAAGACCTTCAGAACCTTCATTGCTTGGTAGTTCAATTAGGTTGTTATCCTGGAATCTACCATCACGGGTAGTTCCAAATAAACTTGCCATAGACGCTACACCAAAGGAAGTATCCCATTTGTTCTTGCCAGTAAAGTGTGAGTTTAATTGGCAACCGTGAGCAGCCAACCAGTTTCTTAATTCATCATCTAAGGCGTAAGCCTTCTGGTGAGCGTTAATCTCAATACGTAGTTCTTGGGGCTTGTACTTCAGCACCCACTCTTCCATCAATTCCCGAATCTTCATAGGTGTAGGTTCGGTCATATTGGCACAATCTAAAATATAAATCTTGCCATCAGCACGGTTATAAGTAACCGCTACCGCTGCAGTAGCACCTGCCATAGCGGGGTCAAGACCAATGATGGTATAACCTTCAACATTCTTTGGGTGACCAGGGGCGTTAGGCTTTAGCGGTCCACGCTTTCGCATTCCGTTGACACAACCTGCGACTGCGCTTGGTGAGAAGATTGCGTCTTCTGTGACGTCTTCTTGCTGGTAGACCATAGCCCAGACACTCGGAGCAACTTCAGACCGCCTTGTAAATAACGCGGGTCCGTCCCATTTTGGATAAAGTCCATTTTCGTCCACTTCATCTTGGTCACCTTCGGCTCTATCTGTCTTAGCCCAAAGGGTTTTCCAGTTTTTTGGATTCTCGTCAAACTCTAAAACTGCTGGCATTGCACAGTATGTAAATGGCGATTTGCCACCAGTCCAGTTTGAGCCATCTCGTATTTGTTTATATAAATCTACGGGCGCAACACGGGTTCCAACTATAAGCAGTTTTCCGTGTCGCCCCAAACGTGTGATAACTTCTTTTTGAAGCCATTCAATTTGCTTCTCCCATTCGTGGGAGTTTGAGTTCATCACAACGTCGTCTAGGATAATCAGGTCGGCACGAGCACCGTAAATCTGAGAACCAAATCCTAGGGCTTGCACCGTAGGGTCTTTTTCGCCAGAGTCTCGTCCAGCGCCTAGATAAATCATATCTGCTGACCAGGTAGGTGAGTCAGCCTTATAACCGCCATTAGGTCCAAATGCCATCTGTAGTTTAATCCAAGATGGGTGGGACAGGCGGGTCTTAATGGCACTTAAAAATTTTCTAGCCATACCCTGAGTTTTAGAAACAATGATGATTCGCACATTGGGGTCAGTTGCAATTCGGTAGGTTACGTAGTTAATCGTAATCACCGTAGACTTAGCGTGCTCAGGAGGTACGTTAATTAAAACACGGTTCGCCGCTCCTGGCTCATAAATCATAGCGGGTGGTATCCAACGCGGCTCGCGTCCTTCAATTAAGTCAACCCAGTTTAATTGGTGAGGAAAAAGTTTAGTTTCAAGAAACTGTTCTGAGAAGTCGGGGAAGGTTATGTCCTTCAGGTTGGCTAGGTCAGCCTTGACCCCTTTACCCGCAAGGCGGGCTTTGTCAGATAAATCTTTGAACTCAGGTTGGTTCATCACCCATTGGCGGAAGGTCACTTCGTTCCTGCCAACAGCCTTCATAGCGTCGGTTATGGTTGAGCCTTGGCTCAGTAATTCTAAGACTTGCTTTTGGGCAACATCCTTTGTGATGTTTTGTACCCCAGGTTTTCTACCCACAATTAGCCCCTTTAAAACATAGATTAAACGCCACCGTTAAACGGGCAGAATACCCCCATATATATATTATATATATTATTATCTATACGTCGCGTAGCCCGCAGGAAGCGGAGCGACGCTCCTATAGATATATAAATATCTAT